CAGCTTTATCAGATACTAATACTTCTAATTATATATTAGCAAGTCATCCTGCAATTTATTTATATGGTTCACTATATCATGCTGCTAATTTTTTAGGTGGTATTGATCCTCAAAGATTACAACAATGGCAAGGTATGTATACAACTGCTATGGAAAGACTTGAGAGAAATGATAGAGAAGATCAATATGGTAATGCACCTTTACAACAAAGAGGTGATGTAACTGTTTCAGGTGCGTTTAATGATGTATCTAGAATTATTACAAGCAATAACAATTAAGGAAACTTATGCAAATACCTTTTGGAGAATGGCTACCTGACCAACCAGAATATAATAATCCTGGTGCTAATACTGCCAACAATGTTTATTTTGCAGCATCATCATATAAAAGATTTCCTTCATTAGTTAATTATTCAAGTAACAACATAACTAAAGATAGTAGAGGTGCAGGTTCTTTTAGAGATAACTCTAATACTGTATTTAATTTTGTTGCTAATGAAGAAACTATTTATCAATTAACTTCTGGAACTTTTACTGAAAGAGGAGCAAGAGGTAAACTTTTAAGTACAGCTTTTGCAACTTGTACAATTACAGTTTCAGATTATGCAAACATTGGTGCTGGAAAAACTATTACATTAAAAAAAAATGATGGTACAACTGTTGTCTTTACATCTGTTACTGGATCACCATCTACTAATGAATTTCAAGTACAAACAAACAACGACACTACTGCTACAAATTTAAAAAATACTATAAATGGTCATGCAGATTTTTCAGCAAGTGTATCAGGTGCAGTTGTAACTGTAACAAGAGCAACAGTTGGAAATAATAATTTAACAAATGTTTCGTCTGATACTGTAAGATTAACAACTACAAATTTTTATGGTGGAACTCCTTTGACTGGAGATGCAACTGATTATGTTACATTTACACAATTTGGAAATTATATCATAGCTAGTAATGGTGTAGATGCACCTCAATATTATTTAATGGGAACATCATCTTCTTTTGAAGATCTTTCAACTATTGGAACATCAGGTACTGTACCTACATTTAAAGTTTCAGGTATAATTAGAGATTTTTTAGTAACAGGTAATCATGTTGGTGCTTCTAATAGAATACAATGGTCAGGAATAAATGATATTACAACTTGGGCAGCTGGAACTAAACAATCAGACTTGCAAGACCTACCAGGATCAGGTGGACAAATAGTTCATATAACTTCTGGAGAGATTGGTTATGTATTTAGACAAAATCAAATAATTCGTATGGATTATGTCGGTGGTGCAACAGTATTTAGGCTATCAGTAATTTCACCTAATAGAGGTGCAGTATATGGAAGAACTGTTTGCCAAGATAATCGTAGAGTTTTCTTTTATGCTGATGATGGATTCTTTGAAGTTAATGGAGATCAAGTTACAGCAATAGGTGCAGAAAAAGTAAATAGATTTTTTGATTTAGATTTAAACAAAGCATTCTCTGATAGAATAGTTGCAGCTACAGATCCTTTTAATCAATTAGCAATTTGGTTATATCCATCTTCTGCTGATACATCTAATACTACTGGTATTTGTGATAAAGTTTTAATTTATAATTATGCTACTCAAAAATGGTCAACAGCAAATGCTAATGCTAGTACAATATTTTCACAATTTGTTGGAGCTTATACAGTTGAGTTAATGGACATTATTTCAGAAAATTTAGATAACATTAATATTTCATTAGATACTGATTTTTGGAATGGAGGACAATTATTATTAGGTGCTATTGATAGTGATTACAAAGCTGCTATTTTTTCAGGAACAGAAAATGAAGGAGAAATAGAAACTACAGAATTAGAGTTGTTTCCAGGAACAAGATCGTCTATAATAGGTGTAAGACCTATAGTAGATGCAACTGCTACAGTTACTTTAAAAACTAGAGATAGACTTGCTGATAGTGCTACAGAATCAACTTCTTCAAGCATGAACTCAACAGGTATTAATCCAGTAAGACAATCTGGAAGATATGTTAAAGTTAATGTTAAAATACCAAGTGGAGGTGCTTGGAAAGATGCTCAAGGAATTGATATAGTTGCATCAAGATCAGGGTTGAGATGACAGATAAAACTGATATAGATAATGTTAGATACAGTTTTGAAACACAAGAGTTTTTTCAAAGACAAATTGAAGAAGCTATTAACACATTAGTAAATGAAAAAAATCAAGAAAATAATAAAGCATTTTCTTGGTTCTTAGGAGATTAAATGGCAGGTATAAAAGATTATTCAACAACACAAGCAAATAACACAGACTTAAATGGTATCTCTACTGCCGAAGGGATGCTACCTTCTAATTTAAACAACGCCATAAGGGCGTTAATGAAAAATACTAGAGAGTGGTTTAATGACAGTCAATGGGTAGAATATGGAGATGGTTCAGGTGCTTACACAGCTGCTTACGCATCATCTACGTCTTTTACAATTGCTGGTGCTGATGTAACTTCTTTTTATCATGCAGGAAGAAGAATTAAATTAATTGCTAGTACACCAGGAACAATTTTTGGAACAATTAGTTCATCATCTTTTTCAACCAATACAACTGTTAATGTAACATGGGATTCAGGTTCATTATCTAGTGAAGCTATTACAAATGTTTATGTAGGTGCTTTATCAAAAACAAATACATCTATTCCAAGTGAAGTTATTGGTGCAACACAATTAGGAGATAATGCAGTTACTACATCAAAAATTCAAGGTGATGCAGTTAATGGAACTAAAATTGCAGATGACAGTATTAATTCAGAACATTATGTAGATGGTTCAATAGACACAGCTCATATTGCAGATTCACAAATTACTACTGCTAAAATTACAGATGCAAATGTTACAACAGCTAAAATTGCTGCTGATGCAGTTGATGGTACAAAAATAGCTGATGATAGTATTAACTCTGAACATTATGTTGATGGTAGTATAGATACTGCACACATTGCAGACTCTCAAATTACTACTGCTAAGATAGCTGACTCACAAATTACTTCTGCTAAAATAACAGATGGTGCAATTGTTAATGCAGATATAAATGCAAGTGCTGCTATTGATGCTACAAAAATACATGATGGTACAATTTCAAATACAGAGTTTGGTTATCTAAATGGTGTTAGTTCAAATATTCAAACACAACTAGATGCTAAAGGTGCTTCAAATGCAAACTTAACTGCAATTGGTGATCTTGCTACAACAGATGGTAACTTTATTGTTGGTAGTGGTTCAACATGGGTAGCAGAAACAGGATCAACAGCAAGAACATCATTAGGATTAGGAACTATTGCAACTCAAGCATCTGATAGTGTTTCAATATCTGGAGGTTCAATAACTGGTCTTGGAAATCCATCAAATAATTCAGATGCTGCAACTAAGACTTATGTAGATGATGCAGTAGCAGGACTAAGAACAAGAATTATTGCTGAATGTGCTACTACAGCAAATGTAAATTTAACGAATGGTTTAGAAGCTGGTGATAGTATTGATGGTGTTACTCTTGTAGCTGGAGATAGAGTTTTAGTAAAAGATCAAAGTGATGCTACAGAAAATGGATTATACTTAGCAGTATCAAGTGGTGCTGCATCAAGAGATCCTGAACATGATACTATAGCTGAATTATCTGGTGGTATGGTTGTAGTTAATCAAGGTACAGCAAATGATAATAAAATATTTTTATGCACAACAGATTCTAGTGCTTCAATAGGATCTAGCAACATAACTTACTCTCAGATTACACCAGCTAATGTTGGAACAGTTACATCTATTGCAACTGGCACAGGAATAGATGGTGGTACAATTACATCATCTGGAACAATATCAATAGATTCAACAGTTGCTACTCTTACAGGAACACAAACTTTTACAAATAAAACTTTAACTACACCAAAAATTGATACTTCTATTTTAGATACCAATGGAAATGAATTAGCTAAATTAACAGCAACAGGTTCAGCAGTAAATGAATTTACAGTAGCCAATGCTGCAACAGGTGGTAATCCAACTTTATCATCAACTGGTGGTGATAGTAATATTGATTTAGATTTATTAGCTAAAGGTACTGGTCATGTAACTGTTAAAGGAAATACAAATGCTGGTGCTATACAATTAAATTGTGAATCTAATTCACATGGTCAAATTATAAAATCTCAACCTCACTCTGCTGCTGTTACAAATGAAATGTTATTACCAGCTGGTGCTAGTTCTACTTTAGTATCTTTAGTTTCAACAGATACACTCACAAATAAAACTTTAACTTCTCCTAAAATTGGAACAAAAATTGACGACACAAATGGAAATGAATTATTTAATTTAACAGCTACAGGTTCGGCTGTTAATGAATTTACTATTGCTAATGCAGCAACAGGTAATGCACCTGAAATATCTGCAACTGGTGGAGATACAAATATAGATTTAAAATTAACACCAAAAGGTTCAGGTAAATTAAATTTAGATGGTATTAAATTTCCAAATGCAGATGGATCAGCAGATCAAGTATTAAAAACTGATGGATCAGGTAACTTATCTTTTGGCGAAGTATCTGGTGGAGAACAATGGCAATCAGTTAAAACTTCTACTTTTACAGCAACAGCAGGTGAAGGTTATTTTGTAAACACTACAAGTGGAGTTATTACAATGAATTTACCAGCAGGAACTTTAGGAGATTTTGTAAGTTTTATAGATTATGCTGGAACTTTTGATTCTAATACATTTACAATATCAGCTAATGGTTCTGAAAAAATAAATGGTTCTACAGATGATTTAACTGTATCAGTAGAAAGGTCAGCCAATACTTTAGTCTATACAGATTCTACACAAGGTTGGCTGTTAAAGGTTAAATAATCATGGCTACTTATAAGCAAACAGTTGGAACTGCTGTTACCAACTATGCTGGAGATAAACCTGGTGTAGTTGAAGGTGAGCTTTGGTACGATAGCACTAATCAAGATTTTAAATATCAATATCCAAATGTAACTACATCTGGCTCTTGGGCTGCTGGTGGAAATTTAAACACTGCTAGATTTGGTTTAGGAAATGCTGGATCTTATACATCAGCTTTAGTTTTTGGAGGAAATCCTCATACAGCCATAACAGAATCTTATGATGGATCTAGTTGGACTGAAGTTAGTGATTTGAATACTGCAAGATCATATTTGGGTGGTGCTGGGGTAAATAATACTTCTGCTTTAGCTTTTGGAGGATTTAATCAACCTGCTAATACTGTATTAAATTCTACAGAATCTTGGGGTGGGAGTAGCTGGACAAATGTAAATTCTTTAAACACTGCTAGAAGATTTGCATCACTTGGAAATGGAACACAAACAGCCGCATTATGTATTGGAGGAGATCAAGATCCTCCTAGAGTAGCAATAGTAGAACAATGGAATGGATCTAATTGGACAGAGGTTGGAGATTTAAATACTGCTAGATCACAATTAGCAAGTGCAGGAACCTCAACAGCAGCACTGGCTTTTGGTGGAACACCACCTACTACAGGAAAAACAGAATCATGGAATGGAAGTTCCTGGACTGAAACAACTGATTTAAATACTGCTAGACAACAATTAGCAGGTGCAGCTTTAGGAACATCAACATCTACTTTAGCTTTTGGTGGAAATGCTCCACCAGGATCAGCTAAAACAGAAGAATGGAATGGAACAAGTTGGACTGAAACAACAGATTTAGCTACAGCAAGAGATTATCTGGCTGGAGCAGGAACATTAGCAAACGCATTAGCTATCGGTGGAGTAACTTCAACTGCATTAACTTCAACAGAAGAATGGACAGGTGCAGGTGCACCAATCGGTGCTTGGTCTATTGGTGCAAATTTAAATACTGCTAGAGCTGCGTTAGCTGGAGCAGGAGCAAATAACACTTCAGCATTAGCTTTTGGAGGAGAAACAGGTGGTCCTGATGCTAGAACAGGAGTAACAGAATCTTATGATGGAACTTCTTGGACAGAAGTTGCAGACTTAAATACTGCAAGAAATAGTCATAGTAGTAATGGCACTCAAACATCAGCTTTAGGATATGGGGGATTTGTACCTCCTGGTAATACTACAACAGCTATAACAGAAAGTTGGAATGGTTCTGCTTGGACAGAAGTGGCAGATTTGAATACTTCAAGATTATCTATGGGTTCTGCTGGTGCAGATAATACTTCAGCATTGGCTATTGGTGGAGATGATTTTACTCCTCCAACAAGACAACAAGCATTGACAGAATCATGGAATGGGAGTTCATGGACAGAAATAGCAGACTTGAACACAGCAAGATTTGTTTTAGCTGGTGCTGGAACACAAACATCTGCATTAGCATTTGGTGGTTATGATTTTTCTCCAAATTATACATCTGCAACAGAATCTTGGAATGGTTCAGCTTGGACAAATGTAAGTTCATTAAATACTGCAAGATATTATATATCAGGTACAGGACCTAGTAATAGTGATGCACTTGCTTTTGGTGGAAATAGTGGAAGCGTAACAGGAGCAACAGAATTATGGAATGGCTCTAGTTGGACAGAAGTGAATGATCTTAATACAGGTAGATCAAGTTTAGCAGGATTAGGAACATACACAGCTGCTCTAGCTATTTCGGTAAATCCTAATAGAGCAATAACAGAACAATGGAATGGAACTAGTTGGACTGAAGTAAATGATTTAAGCACTGGAAGAGAAGATTTAGGATCAACTGGAACTACAACAGCAGGAATAGCTTTTGGTGGAAACCCTTTTAGCGCAG